TGTTCTAACACTAGAACGAACAGAAGCTATCCTTGAGGTTGACTTTAATGCTTAAGCGTTACATTAGAAATCTTCTGATCTCTCTTGACCAGTTTGGTAATGCTCTAATCGGTGGCGATCCTGATGAGACAATATCATCTAGGGCGGCTAAGAACCAACACAAGCTACACTGGCGTGTACTAGGGTATTTCTTAGAATTTGTAGACCCCGGTCACCTAAAGAGGTCTTTAGAAAAGGATGAGGGTAAGGATGCCCTCTAGGATAGGTTACTTATGGACAGCATAGAAGATATTAGAAAAAGAGCAGAAACAGATTTGGCATTTTTCATATCTCTTGTTGCACCTTCGCAGGTCCTTGGGGACTGCCACAGAGAAGCCATTGACTGGTGGACCAGACAGGACAGCAAAGCTTTTCAGCTCCTTCTGTTTCCACGAGATCATGGTAAGTCTCGCTTAGTGGCATACAGGGTAGCACAAGCCCTAGCCAAGGACCCTACGTTGCGTATCCTGTATATCTCAGCTACATCTAACCTAGCAGAGAAGCAGCTAACCTTTATTAAGGGTATCATTGATAACCCTATCTTTAAGAGGTACTGGCCTGAACACCTTCTTGTAGAGGAGGGTAAACGAGCCAAGTGGACTAACACTGAGATTAGCTTAGATCACCCTCTACGTAAGAAAGAAAACATTCGTGAGCCTTCTGTATTTACAGCTGGTCTGACAACTAGTCTAACTGGGCTACACTGTGACATTGCTGTACTCGATGACATTGTTGTCTCTGAGAACGCTTTAACACAGGAGGGCCGTAATAAGGTAGCAAGCCAGTACAGCCTCCTAGCGTCCATTGAGGCTGCAGATGCTCAAGAGTGGGTGGTTGGTACTAGATACCACGCCAAGGACCTCTACGATAGCTTAATATCGATGAGAGAGCAACTCTTTGATAAGAAGGGTAATCAAATTGGTGAGGACTCTATCTATGAGGTATTTGAAAGACCTGTTGAAGACTTAGGTGATGGCACTGGTCAATTCTTATGGCCTCGTCAACAACGTAAGGATGGCAAGTGGTTTGGTTTTGATATCCCTATCTTAGCTAAGAAGCGTGGTAAATACTTAGACAGGGGTCAATTTAGAGCACAGTATTATAATGACCCTAGTGACCCTGATAACGTGCCTGTTAGTCGTGAGAAGATACAGTATTACGATAGGAAGTATTTGAAGCTTGAGGGTAGTCACTGGTACTACAGGGGTAGCCGTCTGAATGTCTTTGCTGCTATTGACTTTGCATATAGCTTAAAAGCTAAGGCAGATTATACAGCACTGGTTACTGTTGGTATTGACTCAGATAATAACATTTACATAATGGATATTGACAGGTTTAAGACTGACCGCATATCTGAATACTTTGAGCATATCTTTGAGGCACACACTAAGTGGTACTTTAAGAAGATGAGGGCTGAGGTCTCAGTAGCTCAGATGGCTATTGTAAGACAACTTAAAGAACTTGTTAAACAGAATGGGTTAGCGTTATCTATTGAGGATTACAGACCTAATAAGGCTCAGGGTAACAAGGATGAACGTATATCCTCTATCCTAGAGCCACGGTATGATAATCTATCTATGTGGCATTACAGGGGTGGTAATAACCAATACCTTGAGGATGAGCTTGGTTCACGTAACCCTGCTCACGATGACTGTAAGGATGCACTAGCTACAGCTGTTGATATGGCAATAAAGCCAACTAGAAACTTAGGTCGCACAAACAAAAGTAATATTGTGTGGTCACAATCAAAATTTAGAGCGGGATCAAGATGACAACAACACTCGACGTGGAACACATACTAGATCCAGATGGTCTTGCTGTAGACATTGCTAACCAACACTCAGAGTGGCGTATGCTACGTAACACATGGGTTGAGCAGACAAAGGATGTACGTGACTATGTTTTTGCAACAGATACAAAGACAACAGCTAACGCTATACTACCTTGGTCTAACACAACGACTACACCTAAGCTAACCCAGATCTATGATAACTTACTAGCTAACTACTTTATGACCTTGTTTCCACAAATGAAGTGGATGAAGTGGCAAGCTGATAATCAGGGGGATGCCACCAAAGTTAAGCGTGATGTAATCCAAGCATACATGGAAAACAAGATTACTAACTCTGGCTTTGAGGATGAAACTAATTCACTCCTGTCTGACTGGTTACTAACTGGCAACTGTTTTGGTATGGTTGAATGGGTAGATAACTACACTATACAAGAGGATGGTGAGTTTACCCCACAATATACTGGTCCTATGATGACACGTATTAGTCCATATGACATTACCTTTAATCCAGCAGCTACTACATTTGCTGAGACACCTAAGATTATTAGAAGCTTAAAATCCCTTGGTGAAGTTAAGCGTATGATCGACAAGGGTAACGATGAGGCCATGAAGCGTGTCTTTGACAAGTCTATGGCTGCTAGGGCAACTGTACGTACAACTGATGGCCATATGGAAAAGGGTCAGGGGTTTGTAGCTGATGGCTTCTCTAATATCCAACAGTATTACGAATCTGACTATGTAGAAATCCTAACATTCTATGGGGACATCTACAGCCATGAGTCAGGTGAGATTATGACTGACCGTGTGATAACAGTCCTTGACCGAGCTTATGTCTTAAGCAATGTTGAGGAACCTTCGTGGCTTGGTCACTCACCAATATTCCACTCAGGCTGGAGACCACGACCAGACAACCTTTATGCAATGGGTCCACTGGATAACTTGATTGGCATCCAGTACCGTATTGACCACCTAGAGAACCTAAAGGCTGATGTGTTTGATCAGATAGCCTACCCTATGTTGAAGATTAAGGGTGACGTAGAGGACTTTGACTTTGAACCGGGTGGTAGGGTCTACTTAGGTGAAGAGGGTGATGTTGGTTACTTACAACCTGATTCCACTGCTCTACAGGCTGACTTACAGATACAAGAGCTTGAACGTAGGATGGAGGAGTTAGCTGGTGCACCTAAGCAATCAATGGGTATTCGAACACCCGGAGAGAAAACTGCTTTTGAGGTTCAGGCATTGGATAACTCCTCTGGACGAATCTACCAGCATAAGACAGCACACTTTGAGCGTACATTCCTAGAGAAGATCTTGAATGCCATGTTAGAAGTGTCAAGACGTAACATGAACTCTTCTGATACTATTAGGATACTTGATGATGCCACTGGCTTTCAACTGTTCCAAGAGATAACTAAGGAAGATATTTCTGCTAAGGGTAAAATTATCCCTATTGGAGCTAGGCACTTTGCTGAACGAGCGCGTAGGGTTCAGAACCTTACTCAACTGTTTCAGATCAAGGCTCAAGATCCTACTGTGGCACCTCACCTCTCTGGTAAGGAGCTTGCACGTATTATCGCATCTGAGCTTGGTGAAGAGAGCTTATTTGGGGAAAACATAGCAGTGACTGAGCAACTTGAGACACAACAGATGGCACAAGAAGCTGAGCTAAGTAATGAAGAGAGTATGCAGATGGCTGCTGAGCAGGGGATCTAACATGAAAACCCATTGGCTCAAAGGCTATAACAAAGATAAGGCAAAACGTGAGGCTGAGGTAATGGCTTACAAGAACGCCTTTGATGAACTTACTTTCGTCATTAACCAGAATTACCTTAAGAAGGAGGCTGTACGAGATTACAGTTCTCCTAATTGGGAAATACAACAGATAGCGGTGAATGAATATAATGCCGTTCTCAACGATATACTTAACCTAATAGACCTAACCGAGGACTAATAACACATGACTGTATTTAATGATCAAGATGCCACACAACCAGATGTGACTTCTGATGCAAACTCTGAGACAACCCCAAACACAAGTGAACCATCTTATGTTGAACGTATTGTAGCAGAGCGAGGCGATGTATGGAGTGATCCAGAAGTTATTGCAAAAGGTAAGATCGAGGCTGATACCCACATTAAGTCCTTAGAGACTCAATTGGCTGATCTTCGTGAGGACCTTAGTAAACAGGATTATGCTGCACAACTACTCAAACAGTTGCAGGACAAGGCACCCTCTTCCACGGAGGTAAACCCTGCAGATAACACTGACAATAGTGGCACTGTTGACCCGCTGACCAGCGATGATGACACTGATAATAAATTAGCAAGCCTTGTTGAGAAGACTATTACTGAACGAGAAGTTAAAGCTGCTGTTCAACAAAATGTTGATCTAGTTGATAACATTCTTACTGAAAAGTATGGAACAGAAGCTAATGCTGTCGTTGTCAAAAAAGCTAAGGAGCTTGGTCTGCCTATGTCTCGAATGGAAGAGATTGCAGCTGAGTCACCTACCGCTTTTATGGCTCTTGTGGGAGAACCTGCCCCTTCTAAGATTAATCTTACAAAGGGTTCCGTTCGAACAGAGGCAGTTGGTCAACAGTCGGGTGGCGAAAAGAATTGGGACTACTATCAAGACCTTCGTCGTAAAGACCGTAGCTTATATTATAACCCTAAGACGCAGCAACAAATGATGGAAGATAAGCAGCGCCTTGGTTCTAAGTTCGGTAACCTATAAATCAACATTAATTAATTTGGAGAAATAATATGTCTGGAATGACAACAGGAAATACTAACTTGCTGATCCGTGATGAAATCTGGTCCAGTGAACTAAAAGAAATCTTGCGTGATGAAATGATGGCGCAAAAGTATGTACGTATGCTAGAGGGTTTCCCTGATGGCGACCTATTTACAATCCCTTCTATTGGTCAAGCACAAGTTGATGACTATGAAGAAGATACAGATGTACAGTACCGCCCTCTTGATACTGGTGAGTTCCAGTTCTCAATTGACGAGTACCTATCAAGTGCTACTTACATCACTAAGAAGGCTAAGCAAGACTCTTTCTACATGTCTCAACTAGTTTCTCGTTTTGTCCCTGAGATGGAACGTGCAATCATGACTCACTTTGAGACAACTACACTTGCTACACCTGAGGTTGGCGTATCTGCTAACTCTAATGAAGTGATTGATGGCATTGAACACCGTTGGTCAGCTGGTGGTACTGGTGCTGTTATTAACGTAGAAGACTTTGCTCGTGCACGTTATGCACTTAAGAAGGCTAATGTTCCTGATCGTAACCTAGTGGCGATTGTTGACCCTTCTGTTGAGTTTACACTAAATACACTAACTAGTTTGACTAGTGTTTCTGACAACCCACGCTGGGAAGGTATTGTCTCTGAGGGCATTGCTTCTGGTATGAAGTTTGTTAAAAACGTGTATGGCTTTGATGTGTATTGCTCAAACTACTTGAAGGACGTTACTGATGGTGCCTTGCCTACTGCAGCTGATGCTGGTGTAGACTTTGGTACAGTTAATGGTAAAGCTAACTTGTTCTTCTCTGCTGACCAGACGGCTTCCCCGTTTGTAGGTGCATGGAGACAACAGCCAGATGTTGACTACGAGTACAACAAAGACAAGCAACGTGATGAGTATGTAACAACAGCTCGTTATGGTGTTAAGTTGTACCGCCCTGAAAACATGGTTCGTGTAGTTTCTAAAACTAACGTTTAATCTTTATATAGAGAAGGAATAAAATATGTCTTGGACAAACGCTGACGGTCTTACCGTCCTATTGCATGGTGAAATTGGTGAAGTACGTGAGGGTGGTGTAACATCCATCCCTATGTACAAAACTTTGGTTGTTGATCTTGATCTAACAGCTGATCGTGCAGTTCAACCAAATGATGCCTACATCCCTGCAGGTTCATTTATCAAGTCTGCTACTCTAGTTGCTAAAACAGCAGCTGCTGGTGGTACGTCAATTAACTTTGGCTTAGCTAACAAAGCTGGTACTGCAATTGATGCTGATGGCATTGATGCTGCAGTTGCTGCTGCTGCTCTTGGTGCAAACAAAGCTGTCGTGTGTGATGGTGCATTGGTCGCTGGTACAGCTACTGTTGGTGCAGCTGACGCATATGTCACTACTGCCAATACTGGTACATTTACAGCTGGCGTTGCTAAGCTTGTAATTGAGTACATCGAAGTATAATCTGATAATGACTGGGGGGCTTCGGTCCCCCTTTCTATTTACAAGAGATAACCTAAGGGATACATTAATGGCTAATATAAATCACTCTTCACTAACAGACCCTAAACTACATGAGCCTAAGGGTGTAGCCGCTGCTGCTAGTGGTCAGGTGTATGTCGCTGATGGATCTGCCTCAGGTGACTGGAAGTACCTACCTGTTGGTTGGGGTAATTATCAAGACGGTGGTTCGGCACAGACTATAACAACTGCAGACACACTACTTCAAAATAATGGCGCAGGTTCAGCCACATCAGAGGCATACCTACCGAGAGAAATCCGTGGTACATCTTCACTGTGGGACACAACTAACGATAAGATTTTACCTATTAACTTAGGTGACTCATATATGGTCCGTGTGGATCTTCATATTACAGCTGAGTCAGGTAGTCCAACTGAGGTCATCCTGCAGCTAGATATTGGTGGTTCAGGCTCTACAGCTACGGTGCCTATTATTACAACTTACATGGACACAGGCAGAACTACTCCATACACATTAAAAGCATCCTTCCCAGTGTTCTGTGGGTCTACCTTTGTAGCTAACAAGGGTCAAATCTACTTAAACACTGACTCTGGTACTGTTACTGTTACTAACCCTCAAGTGTTTATTACAATGTTATCAAGTGGGAGTATCTAATGGCTATTAAAAAGAACCTCCTTGAGATTGTACAGAACATCCTATCTGACATGGATAGTGAAGAGGTTAATACAATTTCAGATACTATTGAGGCTATGCAGGTAGCTCAGATCGTAGAGACTACATTTTATAATATGGTGGCTGCTAGGGATATACCTGAGCATGAAAGCCTACTTAAGCTTACTGCCATGTCTGACACTGATTTCCCAACACATTTCCAATACCCAACCAATGTAAAACATATTGAACAAGTATCCTATGACGTAAGTAGCGATGGTACTTATGAGTATCGCGTGCTTAAGTGGGAGGAGCCTCTTGATTTCCTTCGTAAGACAGATAACCGTAGCTTAAGCTCTGTTACTGTTGTTAATGATAAGTCAGGTGGCACTAAGCTACGTATCTTTAATGACCGTATGCCAACATATTATACATCCTTTGATGATAACTACATTGTTATGGATGCCTATGACTCAACTATTGACACAACTCTAACACAGGCTAAGTCCAGAGCTTTTGGCACTACTTACCCTGTGTTCTCTCAGGATGATACTTATGTACCTGATCTTGATGCCACCATGCACCCATACTTACTTGCAGAAGCTAAGTCATCGTGTATGTCCCTACTAAAGGGTGGCACTGACATGAAGGTAGAGCAGTCTGCCCGTAGACAGAAATCTTATGTCCAGAATGATATGTATAAGACCAAGAAAGGTTTCAAGCGTCCTAATTATGGTAAAAATTAACTTTGAACTAACCGAAGATGGTAAGGTAGCTACAGTTACTTGCCCAGAGAAGAACAAGACAACCTACACTATTAGCAAAGACTTAAGTGGGTTTATCTTCTATGAAATCTCTGTTGACAAGGGTCTTCTACCAAAGGAATTAGCTGGTAAGTTCTCAGGCATTTATAGTGCTAGGGTTATCTTAGAGGCTTACCTCGTGCAGTGAAAGAGTCAAAGACTGTCCGTAGGGATAACGTTGGCGAACGAGTGATGAAAGAGATGGCAAATGAGTCAGAAAGTAACACAAAAGGTAACTAATACCTTTATCAAGGGTCTTATAACAGAGGCTGGTGAGCTTACGTTTCCACCTGATGCATCTGTTGATGAACTTAACTGTGACTTACGTAGGGATGGCTCACGTAGACGTAGACTAGGTGTCACAAAGGAAACTAACAATACCCTATCAACCTTTACTATTGCTGATGACGCTATTACAGGTAGTGGAGAGTGGCTAAACGTTGGTGGTGACTCTAGTATTGAGTTTCTTATTGTACAGAATGGCTCAACACTATACTTTTATAATAAGACTACAGCTCCCTTCTCTGGGTCTGAGGATTCTGAGACTGTTGACCTAAGTGCTTATGAAGTAGCTGGGGGCGTTGGTGTAGCTAATACAAAAGTACAGTACACCTCTATTAATGGTAATCTTATCGTAGCTTCACCCGCTATGG